GCCAAATCTAAAGGACCAACATAACGTTTTAATTCTCCATCAAAACGCCACGTCCTCTTCAAAAAACTAACTTGTCCGATAGTTCTGAAAGGTGCACCCCATTCTATATCTTCAGCTTTACTCTCATGAGTCCACTTCTGACCAAACACCTCCATGGTGTCTGCTATATATGCGGGATCAAATCTGGGGTCTTTAGTTGACCCAACATTATCATCTCCCATAGTCAGCAAGTAAACTTCTTCATTAAACTCACCCAATACAACATCAGGATCTACCAACTGTCTATAATACCAACACATTCTAAACAACATGTGATTATAAAGACTATTAACTAATGATGTAAGGGGATTTCCGCTAGGAAGACTACCATGCCATGTATAAATTTCATCTTTATATATATGGCGCGAATTGGTAATCTCTAACCACAAAACTTCGCGGATATGCTCGTTACCATCATTGTACCACCTATTGATAATAGTCAATATGTGATTATGAACAACAGTAACCTGATTTTTGTCATATCCAGCAAAATCTCCTGCAAACAGAGTTTCTTTGTTTTGATTAAGTAATTGAGCAGCCAAATCCCATTTATTGCCATAAGCATTTAATCCAATGGCTATACCATTGTGCACATGGTTGCGTGCAACCCACGCAGCAAAAGCACCAAAATACATACGGTACATAATCAACAACTCTAACGGACAAGCAGAAAACAATCGCGTTTTTCCAACTTTCACTTTCTTAAAAGTGACTCTTTCATCTTTCAAATTGTCTGCATACACCCAAAGGCAGCGGACACCTTTACGAGCCTTGTTAATAGACTCGTAAACTTTAGCTTTCAAACGTTGAGCCTTTTGAGTAGTAAGATCAAAATCTTGTCCGGTTCCAACCAAGCAGCTTTGCCATGAGGTAAATTCTCCAATATATGAGGATAACCAGGCGAGGATTTTCGGCTTATAGATTTATAAAAACCATCACCTTCCACACCTAAAATAGCTTCGTCAAATTCAAATACTAATGAATCTCTGTCCCCATTAACAACATTTTGCTTATAAGGACAAAGCACAGGAGACTGCGAATGCAACCAACTTCCCAAAGAATCTGCACCCTTAGCAACCAACATTTCCAATATAGGAATTTTTGGTGCCGAATAACCC